GAAAAATCCAAAAACAGGATGTCTTAACGTAAAAAGGGAGCCTCCGGCCAAAGCAAATCCTGAAACGCATTACTTTAGCAAGCAGTGGCGCTCTGAAGAGGGTCGAAAGCAGCAGTTAGAGTATTGTTCTCAGGCTGGGAAGACGGCGGGGCGCAAGGGTGTGGCAAATGGGTATTCAAAGGACGTGATGGATGTCTTGCGTCACAATGCAAAATTGAGGGCAAAGAGAATGATTGAGAAAGAAATGCCAAAGCAGGAACTTGTCGAAAAATTTGACGTAAATGAAGAATACGCACGTCAAGCCCTAGAGACGGCTGCAGAAATCATGATGACACCTGGCAGTGATGCGGATCGTCTTAAAGCGACCAAAGTGGTGTTGGAATTTACGAAGTCCAAACCAGTTGCACGCTCAGAGGTTGCGGTGCATCGCGCGGAGGACTTTCTGCTTTCTTTGGTTGAAGATGATGACTGATGGACCCCAAATTAAAAGCGGTACGCAAACGCCTGCGCGATGAGTTTCAGTTTTATGCAGCCAATGCGTTAAAGATCAGAACAAAGGCGGGAGAAATAGCGCCGCTTAAACTTAACAATGCACAGCAAATTCTCGATGAGGCGGTTGTTAATCAATTAAAGAGCGAAGGCAAAGTGCGCGTCATTATTTTAAAAGCGCGTCAGCAAGGTCTTTCAACGTACACAGGTGGATATCTTTATTATTCCGTAAGTCAGCATAAGGCGCGCAAAGCCATGGTTATTACGCACCATGGGGATTCAACGCGTGCGCTCTTTGACATGACAAAGCGCTTTCATGATCAATGTCCGGAGATTTTAAAGCCGCATACAAAGTACAGCTCCCGCCGAGAGCTAACCTTTGATGTTTTGGACAGTTCCTATGTGGTTGCAACGGCGGGCGGTGAGTCTGTGGGGCGCGGTGAAACGCTGACACATGTACACGCCTCGGAAATGGCGTTTTGGCCAAAAAACACAGCACAAGAGCTTTGGAATGGTTTGATCCAGGCGGTGCCGAACACAAAAGGCACAGCGGTGTTTGTCGAAAGCACTGCCAACGGTGTGTCAGGCGTATTTTATGATCTATGGAAAGGGGCCGTGGAGGGCACCAACGGGTTTGTGCCGGTGTTTATTCCGTGGTTTGCAGACCCTGAGTATCGTGAAGAGGTTGAGACGGATTTTGAGCTGACGCCGGACGAAGAAGAGCTGGCGGAGAAATATCAGCTTGATCGGGCGCAATTGCTGTGGCGTCGCCGCAAGATAGCCACCAATGGGTTGGATTTGTTTCGTCAGGAATATCCGTCTTATCCAGATGAGGCGTTTCTTACGACAGGACGGCCTGTTTTTAATTCTGAGCAAATCGTGCAGCGTCTTGATCACACGCGCGATATTGAGAGCCGCCTTGGTTTGCTGGGTGAGGAGTTTAGCGAGGACAGGCGGGGGGAATTGTTGGTTTATCGCCCCATTGATCCGGGCGAGCAATATGTGATCGGTGCGGATGTTGCCATGGGCGTGCGCAATGGTGACTATTCGGTTGCGCAGGTGCTTGACAGCAAAAAGCGTCAGGTTGCAACTTGGCGTGGACATGTGCATCCAGATTACTTTGCGGATGTTTTGCTTGCTTTGGGCAAGCTCTACAATTTTGCCTATATCATTTGCGAAAACAATGCGCATGGCATTTTGACCTGTACGCGACTTGGCAAAGACTATGCTTATCCGAATTTCTACACGGACACGCAATATGACAAGCTGATGGATAAGGAAACCATAAAGCTTGGCTTTACGACATCGGTGAAAACAAAACCGCTCATCATCGATCAACTCCGTGCAGCGATGCGCGGCAATGAGCTGGAGCTTAACGATAAGACCACCCTGCGCGAGATGCTCACATATATCGTGACTGACACAGGCCAGATGGAAGCGGAACAGGGAAGTTTTGACGATTGCGTCATGGCGCTTGCTTTGGCCAATCACATTCATCAGGGCGCTTGGGATCCTATTGAGAGCACGGATGATTTCTACATTGAGATGGTTTGATAATGACAGAATATAAAGCTCTTTCTGATCGTGAATTGGTTAGCATGGTGATGGAACATGCTCGACGCTCTGTTGGGTATTATGACACGTTGCTCTCAAAGGAGCGTGAAGAGGTATTGCAGTTTTACAATGGGGAACTGCCACGTCCACACCATTCGGGCAACTCTCGTTATGTTTCGCTAGACGTTTATGACGCTGTGGAAAGTTTAAAAGCGTCGCTCTTGGAGACATTTGCAGCTGGGACGCGCACGGTCAAATTTGCACCTGAAAATGCAGATGATGTGCAAAAGGCGGAAGTGTGCACAAGTTACACGGATTTTGTTGCACATCGTCAAAACAATTTGTTTTCGATTATGCAAGCAGCCATTCAAGATGGGCTGACCGCGCGGGCGGGACTTGTCAAAGTGTTCTGGAAGACCATGCAAGAAAGCTATCTAGAGCCTGTTCAAGATCTCACTGAGGATGAGCTGGACAGTTTGCTGGTTGAGGATAGCGTTGAGATTGAAGAGGTTGAGCAAGATGAGCTTGGTCTCTTTAGCGGTGACTTGCGTGTTTACAAGGACACCTCGCAAGTGTGCCTAGAGAACATCGCTCCGGAAGAGTTTCTGATTGAACCGCAAGCCAAGTCCTTAGATGTGACCTTCTGTGCTCATAAAACGCAACTGTCCCTAAGTGATCTGCGCATGATGGGATATGATGAGAAAATTCTGAGCAAACTTGGGACAGACGAGAACGATTATAACGAGCACGAAAAACATGTGCGCCATCAAGGCATCGGAGACACCCACATTGAGGGGGATGAGATGCAAGAGCAAACGCGTCTCATTACGGTCTATGAGGCCTATGTTAAGATGGACATTGAGGGCACGGGTATTGCCGAGCTTTGGAAGGTGTGCATTGCGGGAAACCGGTTGCTTGAAAAATCTCGTGTTAATCGCAGACCGTTTGTTGCCTTTGTGCCTTTGCCCATTCCGCATGCGTTCTTTGGCAATAACTACGCCGCAAAGGTCATACCAATTCAAAACGCGCGCACGGTGTTGACGCGCTCCATTCTTGATCACGCTGTTGTCACGAACAACCCGCGCTATGCTGTGACTAAAGGGGGCCTGACAAACCCCAGAGAGCTTACTGACAACCGTGTGGGCGGCATTGTGAATGTCACCCGTCCAGATGCAAT